AGCTGCACCGGGTGATCCTTGAGCTTGTACCAGCGGGCCAGCTGGCGATCGAGCATCAGGTTGCCTGTGATCATCCTGGCAACCTCGCGATCAGATCAGCCAGCAGCTGGGCATTGGACGACTGCGACCCGGCCTGCAGGGCTTTCAGCTCGGCTTTGCGCTTCTCGATCTCGAGCCTCTTCAGCTCAGCATCAAGCTCGGATGGCCCACCATGCCCGAACATGCCCAGGTGCCGGCCGATGTCGACCAGCGCACCCTTCTTGTCGTGCAGCTTGACTTTCAGCCCTTCCTTGCCTTGCGACACCTCGGCAATGGCGCCGGCTGTGTCGTCGTCGATCTCAGCGGAGTCGATCAGCGCCAGGCCGTGGTACGGCACCATGTCATCAGTGCCACCCTCTTCGGCATCAACCATGCGGACCATCGTCTCGCCCCAGCGGACCACCTTGCGGATGTCGCTGAAGCCGATCTTGGCCAGTTCGCGCAGCACCATGTCCTGGGTGATTCCGGTGCGAGTGGAGCGTGATTCCATGCCCTTGGCTACCGCGGCAGAAACCATAACATTTGATAACAGGCGCGCACTCTGAACCTGCGCCGTCTTCTTGCTGTAGCCGGCGCGGATGGCGGCCTGCGTGGCATTCAGGTCTATCAGGTATTCGTCCACGAAACGCTGCTGTTTTGCTGTCAGCGCCATAGGGGAATCCTTGAGGCTTTTGTGCCTGAATCGACTTTGGTTGAATATTCATGAAATCAGAGCTATCAGTGATGCTCCTCACGAATTGGGTGATAGCGATGCAAGGCACAGGAAATGTGACGTTCTTCTCGTCTAGCGTTGATAGCGTGTCGTTTGAAGAGGTTGATTTTGAATATCAGCCTGGGGATCGATCGATAGCCTTGGGTGTCGGCGGCAACCTTTCCATGCTCAGCCATGCTGGGACAATCAGCTTCAAGCTGGAACCTTTCGAGAAATGGCAGTCGGTCTACTACATGACATTCAGCTTTCCGAACGGTCGCGATAGTGACCATGTCTTTGAGGTCACCCGCAACTTCAAGCAACCATCTTCCAATAACGGGTGGTTGCATTACCCTGTGAAGCCCAAAAAAGCACGCCTGATGTCAGACTGAGATATGCGCGCGCCACGAAACGGCGCATGTCGATTTTGTGGCGCGGGCACTGCTACGCTCCAAGTGAAATTGCCATCCAAGGAAATTGAAATGAGCTTCGACTGGCACGCTGGGCCGATTACCCGTAACACCCCGCTTGATAAGAACTATCGCAACACACAAGCCGTCCGCCAGTTCTTGGTCGCCGAATGCGGCGAGGATTTCAAGTTCGACAGGCCTTTCATGGTCTGGATCAAGAGCGGCGCCCCATCCGTGATGGGGGACGTCGCAGATGAATGGCTACGCATTCGTCGCTGACTAAGGCGTTACTCGATTGAGCGCTTCGTCTGCCTTGTCCGCAGCCTGAGTTGCAGTCTTGGCAGCGACTGAGGCTTTGGCTGCGGCACTGCCAGTCTGGCGCGCCAGCTCATCCAGGCGCAGGTCACGCTGCTCGGTCGCGGCGTCGTAGGCCTGGCGCACTTCGGCGACCTGCTCCAGGTAGGTCTTGGCCAGCGCCCACTGCGCCAGTTGGTAACCACCGAAGCCACCACCTACCACCAGCAGGATCGCGATTGCCCATACCTCGACGCGGCGCCACCAGCGCCGGGCCATGAATTCCAATACGCATCTGTCCATCACCGAGCACCTCCGAGTTGGGCGCGTAGGCGCGAGATCTCTTCGCTTTGGCTGGTGACCTTCTCGGTCAGCTGCTCCACCTGCCTGGTGAGCGCCAGAATGTTGCCCTCAAGCTTCCCCATGGATCGAGTCAGCTCGTTGCGCTCCTGGGCAAACTGATCGGCACGCGTTTCGGCCAGCTTGCGGGCTTCACGCTCGGAATCGAGCAGCTCATTCAAACGGCGCACGGTGCCGATGTCGGCATTGTCCATGGCTCGCTCGGTTGCTTCCTTGGCCAAGAATTTCTTCAGCCACAGAAGGCCGCCCAGCAATACAGTGCCCGTTCCGCCCAGCCAGGTGGCTGTGCCTGGGCCGAGGTCGGTCGGGTCCATCAGTCTCTCCAGAAACGAAAAGCCCCCGCTGCATGGCGAGGGCTTGAATAGGTGCGCGGTCTCTCCCGCCGTCCGCCATAGGCAGGTCCAGCGCCAACGCCCGTACGCATTGGTCTCGCTCTCCCCGCCTCAGGCCGATCCGCATGCAAGCGGCGCGATCGCCTGGGCTGCCGGTGTTTTTCACGTCGCGGCACTACCGGCTTATCCGCGTCCAGGTCCCCTTGGGGCCACCCTGGCAGTGGGTCTCTGCACATTCCTCGGGCAACAAAAAACCCGGCGCGGTGGCCGGGTTCGATGCGATGTTTGCCAAAGGCAAAATTCTAACTATGGCGAAACAGTAGCACCACACGTGCGGGAACGCAATAGGCCCTCAAGCGGCCTCGCGCATTTCGTAAATCGCAGCGGCGATCGAGGACAACGCCTGGCGGTCCAGATCCTCGCACACCTCGAAGCACGCCTGCACGAAAGGCTCCCAGTCCCTGGCCCAGGCGCACGACGGCAAGGCCACACCGTAGACCTCGTCGATCCACCGCTTGAACCACTCCGGGCTCTCGAACGGATCCTGTGCCGAGGACTGCCCGCCCTGGTGCATGCGGCGGTAACGGAACATCACGCCTTTGGCCACGTACTCGCATCGCTCGCGCTTTGCAGCGGTCATCCGGCCTGACTTGGTCATGGCCAGGGAGAACACGCACTCCTCAGCCAACTCCCGCTCGTCATCGCTGGCCCGCGGCGCATACATGAAATTGCCGAATGCCCTCAGACTGCCAGGTAGCTTGAAGATTGCCGCCTGCACTCCCCCGGCCAGCGCCTGGTGCACAGCATGACTCGCGCTTCGCTGCTTCTCGGTGGTCTGGACGATGGCGCCTAGCAGGCCCAGGTTCTCGATGAAGGCGCCCTGGCTGTCCCAGGCGGTGTACAAGCAGTCGTGCCAGGCTTGGCGCGCACTGTTCAGTTTCATGCTGCGGCCCTCTTCAGGTCTCGTAGTTTCTGGCGATACAGGGCCTTGATGGCCTGCAGGTCTTCGATGGTGTAGCGGCGCGGCGCCTGGTCGGCCTCCAGCGCTTCGACGGCAGCCAGGCCAATGCGCTGGATCAGCCCCAGGCGGTACTCGGCCACGTTGCCCGACAGGTAGCGGTTGTCGTGCTTCGATTGGGCGTGGCAGTTGTTCTCGTCGAAGCGCAGGTGAGGCGCGGCGCCGACGCTGCGGAAATGCCCGGCATCAACGGCGTTCCCGTTCCAGTCCAGAGGTCGGCCGCTGGAGATACAGGCATATCCCGCCAGGCGGTCCCGCTCGCGGATGTAGGCGTTGAACGCGGTCTGGGCCTCCCGCAGGTGCTCCCCCTTCGTCTTCAGCTTCTCACGGCGTTCCTGGAGATCCTGGCGCGCCTGCTTGGTGATGGCCTTGGCCGCGACCTTCTGCAGCTTCGAATCCTTCGAGATGGCGATGGCGCAGGCCACGCTGCACACCTTCTGGGTGCTCATGGTGGGCTTGAAGCGCTGGCCGCAACCCGGAGCGCGGCACTTCTTCGGCTTGGGATCGGCTACGCGCATGGCTCGACTTCACTGGCTTTCTGCTGCTCTGGGGCGAAGTCGCCGCGCAGGGGCATCAGGTGACGGGGTATGGCCAGCACGTGCCCAGCTTCACCATTGGCGGAAAGAATGCCTTCGCCGATCACCAGCCAGCCGGCTTCGTCATCACCATTCTGGACGCGACAACCGTCACGGGGATCTCTCCACTCGCTGATCTGCTCTGGCGCCAGCATCTCGACCAGCTCACAGACCTTGCCGATATTTTCAGGAACGCTGCAGGCACCGACGATCATCGCCAGGTCGCCAGGCTTGAATTGATGGCTCATGCCGCTTTCCCCTCGAGCAGGTCATCGAAGAACACACCCTTGGCCGTAAATTCGGCCAGGATGCGGTCGGTGTAGGCCACGCCCTGGGCGCGGTTGAATAGGCTGGTCACTGGGAAACCGTCCGGACCGAACAGCTTGCACTCCCCCATCATCGCCAGCTTTTCCTCATACGGCAGATGGCGCATGACCCGGTACCAGGCCCGCTGGAACTCCTCGTCTTCGTTCAGCAGGATCTGCACGCCAATGTGCAGCTTGCAGTAGCGCCGGGCGTCGGCCGCGTCGCCGATCTGGGTCATTTCTGCGATGCGCTTGTAGAACCCGAACCACAGCGCGTTCTGGTCCAGGGTGCGGTCTTTGCCAGGGCGAAGGCTGACCACCACGAACTTCTTCTCGCGGAACATGCTGGTCAGTTTGCTGATGGCTTCGGAGAGCTTGGTGGTGCTGTTGACGCTAATGCGGTCAGTCATCAGTTTTACTCCTTGCCAGGGCTGGCTTGCGCTGGGAATCGAGGTCATTCAACAAGCCGAGCATGGCTGCGGACCAATCGGGGATGCCCTGGCGCAGCGCAGACACCGACTCCACCCATGCCTGAAGTTGCTCGGTGTCACCGGCAGTCGTCGGGCGTAGGGCGATCTCTGCCTCAAGCAGGCGCCTCATCTCGGCTTTCATGATCATCAGAAATTCACCTGCACGACGTTTTCTTGGCTGGACCGGGTGGCCAGGGGCAGGAATCGGGAGCGATCGCCCTGGAAAGCGGTTGGCACCATGCCGATCTCACCATCTCGGTTCTTGCGGATCAGGATTTCGCCAATGCCCTTGTCTTGGGTGTTCGGGTGGTAAACCTCGTCCCGGTACACGAACATCACAATATCGGCGTCCTGCTCGATGGCGCCGGACTCGCGCAGATCGCTCAGCACCGGGCGCTTATCCGGGCGGGCTTCACAGCCACGGTTGAGCTGCGACAGGACGATCACCGGGCAGCCCAGCTCACGCGCTAGCAGCTTGATCTGTCGCGACATAGCGGTGACGTCTTCGGTGCGGCCTTTGCCCTCGCCTTCCATCAAGCCCAGATAGTCGATGACGACCAGCCCCAGTCCGCCCATGCGGTGAGCCTGGCGTCGAGCGATCGAGCGGATGCGCGGCATGGTCATGGTCGGCACATCCGATACGCAGATCGGGGCATCACGCAGGTGCAGGGTCGCTGCAGCAAGCTGGGTCGAGTAGTCAGCCGCACACACGCCGGTCTTGAGCGACGGCAACGGGATGCCGCCAACGGCTGCAATCAGGCGGTCCATGAGCTGGGTCTTGCTCATCTCCAGGCTAATCACCAGCACCGGCTTGCGCTGCTTGATCCCCACGTCTGCCGCAACGTTCATCGCCAGGGTTGTCTTGCCCATAGCTGGGCGGCCAGCAACCACGATC